GGGCAACCCCCAGGGCTAAAAACCCGATAATACCCATCCGCGTAATTGCGGCCGCGTGTCATGCTGCACTCACTAAAAAGGAGTTGTAGCATGGCTGACACTTTGATTACTGATAGAAAGTGGTGGATAACCCAAGAGGCTAAGACGGTGGTTTCATCGTCCCAGCCGGGTAGTACACCAACTACTTATGTTTCAAAGTCGAGTTACCAGAGTTTGCTGTTTAAGCAAGGCGTCAAGAACCCAAAATACCGGGAACAGATACGCCGAGGCGAAAACGCAGCGACTCCCTATACTCGCACCTCACTGCATCAGAAATACAGGCAGTGGAGTGGTACTGGTAGATGGCTAAATGGATCCTTCCTTGTGACACGTACCTTTAGCGGTACTAAGTTAGAAGGTGGTCCACTAAGCAACCCAGCGTCGGTAACAACCGCTGACCAGCGCGCGAGAATAAAGTTTTACTCGAATTTGGGTAAAGCTTTACGTGATGCTGAGGGCTTAACTGCATTGGCAGAGTTTCGCCAAACTATGCAGTTACTGAGACACCCATTCAAGGTGTTGCGACAGGCGGTGGCGAGCCGTCCCGCGGCGATGATTGACATCGTTCGCAGGGCTCGTCATAGGCGTGCAGCAGAGAGAGCTTTAGCTGATTCTTGGTTAGAGTTCTCCTTTGGCGCCGTTCCCTTGTACAACGACATTGTCGATGCTACCAAGGCATTGGCATCCTTGTATGAAACCCCAAGACGTGTTACTGTCACGGGGAAAGGTGGTGATGAATTAGCGTACAGAAGTCCCTCAACCCTTAAAACGGTCGGGAACAGTATGTACTACACTGGTTGGTATACGCTACAAAACAACGCCGTAGTGAATTACAAGGCCGGTCTCGCGACCGACCTTTACTGCAGCGTTGATGCGGATACTCTCCAGAAAGTAGAGCAGGTAACGGACAGGTTAGGCCTCACAGCCAACCAGTTTATACCCACTCTCTATGAAATCATGCCTTGGTCGTTTCTTATAGATTACTTCTCCACTTTAGGGGTTGTAGTCAACGCTTGGGCGTCATCTGGCACAAAGCTCGCTTGGGTCGTAAGATCCGAGAAAGTCGTCAACACAACGTCTTACGACGGTGTGTGGAATAGCCCGATGTCCGGCGTAGTCGGCGGTCACGTCTTTAAGGACGTGCGTTTTGCACGGTCGATACCTGCTGGGGTTAGTATCCCAGATCTGCGTTTCGAGTCTAATCTGTCTCCTTGGAAGATGATGAACCTTGTAGCCCTAAGACGAGCAGCTACTCAGCAACTTGCACGTGTTGTGCAGGGAAAAGGTTGGTAATTGTGTTACCCAACCTGGCTGTTAATACACAAATTTACGCTGAAAGGCAACTTTATGATTAACTTAACTTCTCCGATCACAGGCACAGCCCAGACCGGATTTACAGCTCCAACCTATACTTTGACAAGCGACCAGGCTCCCGATACCAATGGGAGACAGTTTGCTGTCACGGCGGTTGGTGGTACACAAGTTGGTGTCACTACCCATTCGGGGTCGTCACCCTTCACAATCACCTACTGGAAAGCTAAGCTATACAAAATGCTCGGTATCCAGAACCCGGTAACGGGCGTGATTCGTGATGTGCCAAACAATTCAGGTGGCTTTATTGTCCGCAAGGGCATGACACCACTCGCAGGTCAGCCGATTCGCGTCGGCGACATCACCATCAAATGGAACATTCCATCTGGTTGTGACGTGAATGACGCCCCGAACGTTCGGGCGATGTTTAGTGCCGCTATTGGTGCGCTGTCCCAGCAGTCTGCTGGAATCGGTGACACCGCGGTAACTAACATCCTGTAATGACTCGTAAGGGTCATGGCGCGTCCTCCCGGGCGCGCCGAATTGTTAAATTAAGTTGGAGATCCACATGGAACAAATTAGTCCTGTCGCTCTTTATACTGCTTTTACTAAAGACGTTAGAACCTCAGTCCCTCGATTTGACGACATTTTTGGCAATTTACCGCCAGATGTAACCGCTCGAGAGTTTGCCGCATGTGCCGGTGTTAGTGCGTTGGTGAAGAAATTCGCCCCGACTGATATTGATACTACTCGGCAGGACAAAGCTCTTTCTTTGTTTCTGGCAATGAACCGCCGTTGCAAAGAGTATGACTACGAAGCACAAATCCAAGCCCTGTCCTTTAAGGGGTTGGAGGTACATGAGCGTGTGGTTGATATACTATACCACGCGACCATGAACTGGGATGGCCTTTTCGTTAGTTGGAGAGAGATCTTCGACAATGCGAAGTTTGGACCGGGTGCCAGTGCTTTCGTGAAAGGCACCTCAGAATATGAGAAGCTTAGTAACGATGTAAGTTGTACGTCTCCTTGGTTATACCAGCAATGGTTAGCCGATATATCCGATTACCCACTGGAGCTGGACGCAGAATTCACGCGTGAGCTTTCGGGGGGGCGGGTTATTGTAAAAGATGCAAACAAGTTAGGCTACGCCCGCAAGAATGCGGAGATTGACCGTACTATTTGCAGTGAGCCTTCGCTGAATATGTTCTATCAGCAAGGATTTAGCACTTGTCTAAGCCGTGTACTTAAGAAGACCTTCAAAGTCGACTTGGAGACACAGCAAAGTATCAATAGGCATTTAGCTAGAGTGGGGTCTGCTTCAGGTCGTAATGCAACAATCGACATGAAGAGTGCTTCAGACCTCACCTCCTGTTCACTGGTTCGCAATATTTTTCCAGAGGAGTTTTACGACCTCTGCATGATGCTGCGCGCTAGTGAGACAAACTACATCACTGACGGTAAGTCTGTCAGTGTGGAGTTGCATATGATGTCGTCTATGGGAAATGCTTTCACCTTCCCTCTTATGACGCTCATATATAGTGCCGTCGTTCGTGCTGCCTACGCTGTCCACGGTATCCCATACCGTGGGTGTGATGCGCAGTCCCCTACATTTGGGGTCAATGGCGATGACATAGTTTGTGACGTGAGGGCATATGAAACTGTATGCGAAATCCTCACGGCTTATGGCTACATCGTTAATGAATCGAAGTCCTTTAGCAAAGGGCACTTCCGGGAATCCTGCGGTGGTGACTATTTTTCTGGTCACTACGTTAGAGGTGTTTATTGTACACGCCTCGAAACTAAGCAGGATATAGCTTCTTTAGTCAACCGACTGAACATCTGGTCGGCTAGGTGGAACATCGCCTTGACCAACACATTCGAGGTACTCTTCGATGGGTTGGGGCGAGGTTTTCCTCTAGTCCCTAGGTGGGAAAGTGACGCAGCTGGCATAAAAGTCCCATATTCGATACTTCAAGAAGTCTGGGCGGGGAAAAAGCCCCCGGATAGATTGGAGAAAGCGAATTGGTCCAACCTCTTTATGTCAACGAGCACCCGTTCTATCGTCTTCAAGCGGTGGGCAGTGCGACCCAAAAAGGTCGCAGTGCATCCTTCGCAAAAAGGATGGGAAGACGGGCTCTGCCGATGGAATTACTCATTGGCAGTACTGCTGTCAGCTAAAGGTAGCTTACGTAGCGGTACCTTCGGTGTCCGGTTAGACACCCCTAGGTACGAAATCAAGGCAGAAGAAGCTCCTGGTTGGGAGTTGTATTCTGATCCTGAATGGCGGGACCTTTCAATCCCCGCTATTGGGCGCACGTCGTTTCTTCACGCGTGCAACGCAAACTTCCATACTGACCGGCGCGG